TTTTAATATTGAATACATCCTGATTAATCGCCATTTGAAATCCATCGTCTGTCACCACACCAAACATCAAGCTCCGCTTCATATTTGGGCGTAAATCACAGAAACTGACAAACTCAACCATCTCGGATAGACCAGTTCCGTCCACCTCACCACCTCCTACATTAATATAGGGAATATTGCTTCCTGTCGCAGAGAGAACAGCACGACGTCCCATACAGACTCCTCCTTGAAGACGGTCAAACCAGAAGACTTCGCATCCTTGATTTCCATCACCTAGGCTGAGAGCAGTCGGTACTGCCTGTAAACCAAGACCTGTAAGTTGATTCAGAGCATTACGTTGTGTTGTCGGCTCCGTTGACCGTGCGTTTGTGACAATTGTTTCAATACTCTTCTTATAGGCACCCCAATTCATTCCATTGAGCGCACTTACAGTATGCGGATAGGAGGTTCCCTGTGGTGAGCCACCCTGTCTCTGAAATTCCTGCTGCATACAGGTGAGACCAATGTCACGACTTGCATCAGTTAGGTCTGCACAGAAGTTATACTGTTCATAGAGACCTGATTGACGACAGAGGTCACGCGCCGATACAGCGAGTTTCTCATTTTGTGTCGCATACTGATTTTGATTGACCGTATAGAAATTCATAAACGCAGAAAAGAGAGTACCGTTGCCCTGACGAATAATATCTTCACTGAGAACTGGCTGTGCGAGACTTTGGTAGACCTGAAATGATTTCTTTTGACGGAGTTGGTCGGCAAAATCCGTGGGGTTTGTACCCGCACTGAGTGCGGCTGCCATTGTTCCACTCGGACTACAACCCGCAAACTGCGCAGTCATGGCAACACAATCACGGTCGAGTGGACTATTGAAGCACTTCCAATAGCTCGGTTGCGGTTGTCCAGGTGGGGGCGCAGGACATTGTGCGGCATTTGTAACCGTGATAATATTTGCAGAAGCACATTGCTTGTCTACATCCGTATACCGTGGCTGCGGCTTTCCCCCAGCCATTGAAATCGGGATAACCTTTTTACTTGTTGTACAGTATCCACAGACATTCTTGAAATCTCCTACAGCAGATACGGGAATCTGAGACATATCCTGACAACTCGTTGCCGTTTTACAAATATCCGTAACCATCTCTTTTTCAGCAGCGTCAAGATCCCAGAAATACTTCACACCATTTCCAACCGCATCTGTTGCGGGTACAGCCGTATCAAGAGGAGCATTCGCATTTCCATATGCGCCCTGCGCAACCTGTGCGATAGGACCCGTACCCGCCTGATATCTCCATCCACACGCATTTCCTGTAGGAACCGCTGCCTGTGCCGCCTTCATATTCGAAAGTCCACCAAGACCTTGAAAGGTACGGCATTGTGCTAGATTCGCGCCTAATGGATCGGATGCTCCAGTCAGAACACCTCCAAGATTAGAAACCGTAGCATTTCGACCGCTTATGCCAACATTTGCTACACTTCCAATACTTGCCAACGCTCCTTGTAGCTCTGAGTTACTTGCTTGTGCTTGTTGACTCTCATATCCAGTATTTGGATAGGAGTAGTTGTTCTGTGTTGTTCCAACCACTGTATTTGGAATGATGGATGCATATGTGGCAATATTATTATTTAACTGTTGTTGAGGTGTATCTGTAAACCCCTGTAACCGAGATAGTCTAGCGAACATCCCCTTCTACAGTATCTCTTTATTTATGCCAGTGCGCACTGCCGTAAAGAAAGAGTTAGAATATAGTATACTTAAATATTAAATGGTTTCGCAAATGTAAGGAACGTTTCACTGAGTTGATTCCCTGCCATAGTAGCCGTCCATACAGTCTGTTTCGCAGCATCCAGCAGTTCAAGTACTTGTCCTGTTGTGCGATTTTGACAACAGTCGGAACGATTGTAATACACGATCTTCTTAATTGGGTAGACAGCTCCAAAATCCACCATAAAGGAGTCATTTGTTGCGGAGCCTGAGTGAAATATCTGCGGGAATGGGCGAGGCGCTAATGTTCCATCCACGGCATAATTTGCTTGACTTCCATGTCCATACGATGTTGAAAAACTTGTTGGCTTTCCAAATGCCTGATTTACACCTTGATTATCATAACAGACAATCTGTGATATTTGGATACACGAGTTTGCGTTAGTTGTACGGATATAACGAGCATTCGGTAAACTCGCTGAAGGAGTAATACTTACAGGAATCGCGGATAATGACGCAAAGCATTGACCTACACTATCGGCACGACCACCCTGCGCATCCGGGAGATTCGCATTCAATCCTGTATTTGTCGCACGTAGGAATGCTTTATTGAAGAAATCCTGTATATACGGAATGCCAATACGACCTGTACCCGCTCCAGTCCGTGATTGCTTTTGAAGTTGGCGTATAATGCTCGGATTTGCTACAGGATCATACCCAGCTCCAGGCAGACAGTAAATCTTATTTCCATTCGCATCTTTACTGAAATATGTATTCACCGGTCCAGTATAGGTCGGACCAATGTTCTGATTACCAGCACCTTGATTGTAGTAAAGGTAGTTAATACATTGCGGAGAGATGTTCGGTGTAAAGTTGACATCGAAATTTAAGTACGCGTCACACGGTGTGCTAATGTTCTTTCCATTACACTGAAGCGATGAATCGGAATCCGCATATTGATTTTGATTGAGTGTATCAAGTCTCTTAACAATATCATTCATGGCTAAACCGACTAGACTGGATGGATCTTTGTAAAGACTACCTCCAGTTGTACAACCACTATTGAGAATACGGTCCTGTAGACATTTTGTGGACCATGTACCCGCAGCTTGACCAGCAGGTCTATAGCACGGGTCTCCACCATAAATACTCGCTGATGCAGACTTTGTTTGTAATACACTGCCCTTACAATCAATGCTACTGAAAGGGAACTTTGATGTAAAGAGAAAAGGAAGACTTCCAGAGAGACTCATAGACGGTTTTGAGTAACCAGCCATTAAACTTACACAATTTACAGATCCGCTCGGTGTTGTGAGTGTAGGGTACCCTGTTCCACGGCGCGGCTTTCCAGATAGCATATCATCTGTTAAAAGGATTTTATCAAGGGAGAGTTGAAACACACCTCCATTTGCGAGTGGTGTCTCAAGAACACCATAGAGCTCTGCGGGCGTATCTTCATCGACTCCCTCTACGACAAAATTTAGAAACGAGTCCTCATTCAGTGTTGCTTTAAAAGAGACTGGAGTGGAGGAGAGGTTAATATTTGTATCTTTTTGATTAAATTTAACAACTTTTCCAGCAAGAGTTACATTAAGTGTGCCTGAACCAGCTACATAGAACTTGACAGGATTGAGTGGTAATTTACTCGCATCACCCGTGTAGGTATAGGAGCCATCTTCGATACAAATCGCGCAGCTTCCATCAAGATTCTTATTGTGCTTGCACTCAATACGTTTCATAAAGTCCTGAAACTCATTTTTTACAATTGCAAAGGAATATGAAGAGCCTACACCCGCTGTAGCTCCAGCGCAAGTACCTAGTGTGGGCTTTGTATTCGTATAGGTGTCATTTGAAGTAGTGAGCCGGCTAATTGACGCAGACTTCACAGCGGGGTCAATATAGAGTCCCTTGGGTCCAGTAAACACTTGACCCGCATTTGTTGTTCCAGATGTTAAACAGACACCGCAGTTCGCATTGAACTGAGAATCATTAAAAACATTTTCATCAATTGTCTTATTTTCACAATAAGACGCCTTTACAATAATTGAACTGCTGTCAGGAACATACATTGGAGTAGTATTCGTTCCAGGTGCCATATTCACTTGCCCAGGTACAGATGTATCTGTATTGGTAGGTGTAAGTGCTGAATTAATAGCATCTACATACGCAGTCTGTTGACTTACAGACATTGACGCAGTTGCGGGTGTAGTAATACGTGGATCTGATGCGAGTGTTAAAGGATTATACATTTGTTGCCCTTGAGCTGCTGTTGCGGGATATGTACCCACCTGTGGAACATCAAACCCTTCAGTGCGTTTTTTAAAGAAGCGCACAAGTGCTGTTGCGCCAACAGCACAGGCACCTAGTACAAGTAGACCCGGGTCCATCTCTACTCATTAGTTGAGATTATCGGGACGTAGACGGGTTGCCGCATCCATATCACGTGTAATTACACGGAAGACCACTTGTGTCTGGTGGCTCAGGTTAATCAAGCGACCTGACTGAATGATGTTTGAAGCAGGAATTGCGCCAGACAATAACGTTCCAGCAAATGTATCGCTCGCAATGCCACCAAACGGTGATATACTGGTATATCCCTTTGTAGGATCATTGTACCTAGCATCTACAATGATATAGTTAGCATAGCCTACTGAGTTTGTACCCGTGATAAAACTTGAAGTTCCTGTATTATAATATCCAATATTCACTACTAAAAGCCCATCAGACCCCGTAAGATAACTAATAAAATCTTGTGCAGCCGTTGAATTGCCTGTAAATGTAGATCTAAAGGCTAAATTCTTCAGTTGAATACGATCTCCCTGATTGAACATAAATGTATTGAACCAAGTATTTGTCTGAATCCATATAAATCTACTAAACCCTGCTGCAGTAGGTGAGCCACCACCACTGCTTGTTATCTTTTGACTATAGATTGTGCCTGTATTGGGAATCGGTGATACTGTAGGTTGTACCCAGGTTTGAGTAATACTATTCGACAGAACAAAACCTGAAATATCAAGCGTATCGAGCACAGGGCTTACAAGCGAACCATCGGGACGCTGTAGTTGAATGGAGAGTTTCTGAAGAGTGGCAAGCGGTGTAGGGTAATAGACTTTTTGGCACTTCATGAACTTTGGAATCATTCCGAGGAATCCACCACGCTGAACTACATTTGTATTGTCCGTAATCCAGTTCGCATCATATTGGATGAGACCAAAAGCACTATCAATGTTCTGATTTGTGCCAACACTATTCGTATCAAGCTCAGGAACACGTACCATTAAATACGGAAAAGAGAGTACATTCGTATTGACAATTGTTTGATTATAGGAAGCAGTTGTAGTAGCTCCTAGGTCAATCATTACATCAATACCCTCTACAGGTACAAGCGCCTTGACCAGTTCAATACGTACAATATTACGGAACTTCACTTGCGTCGATGTATTTGCGCGTACACCGTTATTTGTTGTCACATTTCCAGGATTAAAGAGGACACTAAAGTTGTAGCGATTTTCGCCCGTGTTCACCGTCCAGTCACGGTCAGCACTGTAGCAGAAGAGATTGTATTCATTCTCCTTGTAATTAATTGTGTCCTCCTCTTTTTGGAGGAAATCTTGAGGAAGGACGGGCTTCTCGGCACGTACTGTGGGAACCACAATTGTCGGATTCGCCTGGGCTAGTCCTTGAGGTTCATAGGGAGTACGACCTTGTGACTGCATACCAAAAAGAGCACGCATATCCGGAGGTACTGTCATCGCAGGTACTTCATTTTCCAAGATGCGTGCTCTCTGCGGCGCGGCGGCACCCGCTTCACGAGGACGAATCTGCTCCTGAACAGCAAGTGCGGTACGCATCGCTTCCGCCTCGCGTTGCTTCTTTGCTATTTCAAACAGTTGCGCAGCAGAGGATGTATCTTCTTCAAGAGGAATGCGGAAATCAGGAGGCGCAGGCGGTGCCGCTTTTGCTACATTGCGTGAATCCTGCATAAGGGCGAAACGAGTACCAACATCTTGGCGTAGAGGATCTGAACTCGTGACAATCTCGACCTCTGTCTTTTCACTCACCTCCTGTTCACGTGATCTATCCAGATAAGCAGTGTAGTCGGGAAGTACAGCCGCAAGTGTCTCCTTGTTGAGAAACTGTATGTTTTGTGTAGTGTTTACACGATAGACTTCACCCATATAGTGCTTTACAGTCTTTACAAGTCTCTGCTTCTGACGGTCATCAAGTGTTGTGCCACTGCGACGTTGAACGTGGTCGTACAGTAATCTGTCCAACATTTGCTCATTGGGTTCGCTGAAAAACTTTTCCCTCGTATCCTTTGACATCTAAATCGTTATACGATTTATCGTACGGCACCTTGAACGCTTTAGTCAAAAGGACATCATGTACTAAAAAGCCACGACCGTAGTGCCAACATTTCACCATCACGTGGAGCACGACGACAAAAATGACGAAAATCTTCTCCAGCCAGCATCTGTATGATAAAATACATACTGTACATACCACATTCAGAATCCTTGAGTTGAAACCGACGAGCATTATATGCCAATTTTATACCAGGATCTTGTAATGTGAGCCACTGCATAAATTTTGCAATCTGGTCTGGAACTTCCATGCCATATGAATCAAAATAATAGCATTGTTTCTTTTTCAAATCGACATAATTGCCAATCCAATGACTTCCTCCTTTGTTATGCGGGTCAAGGTTGTAAATAATACCAATACGAGTTTTTCCAGCTGCCTTGAGGGCTGGTATATCCATGCTACACATTTCACTTATGAGACACTTCGTCTTTGTTTTATTATACGGG